TCTACTTTTTGGATGCCTAAATTTGATGTAAATCAAGCAATTCAAAATATAATCAAAAATGAAGATAAAAGAATTAAATTTAATCAAGATTCAGTTTCACCAGAAGAAATAAGAGAATTATATTGGAATTCTGATTGTTTTGTTTTACCAACACAAGGAGAATCATTTGGATTAACAGCAATAGAAGCAATGGCCTGTGGTATACCATTAATTATAACAAATGATAAAAATTCTGGACATATGGATTATACAAAAGATTTTGTAACATATATAAATTGGAAAGAATTGATTAAAGGAGATCCAAGATTTTTTCATCCAGAAAATAGATTTCCACTTCCAGATGTTGAAGATTTAAAAAAGAAAATGAGAGAAGTTTATGAAAATCAAAAAGAAAAAAAAGAATTAGCATTAAAAGCAAGTGAGTTTATTAGAAAAGAATTTAGTTGGGATAAATCTGCTAAGAAATTAAATAAAGTGATAAATGGGTAAAAAAAAAGATAGATTAGAAAGTAAGGTATTAAAATTTCCAAAAGGAACAATTTTAAAAGATGATATTGGAAGATATATTCCTTATTGTGATTTTGGTTATCATCAAGGTTTAGTTAAAAGACCAGATGTTTGTGAACAAAGAGGATGTAAATATTACCACAAATTATATATATGATAAAAGTGATGTGTCCTAATTGTAGGAATGAACAAGAAATAGAAACTGATTTTGACAGATGTATAGTTTGTGGAGAAATACTTTCAGATAAAAACAAATTAAAAGCAAGAGTTATAGAGAAAATGTCAAGATGTTCAGAAAAAGATGTTAGGTTAAAATTTTCTTGTGAATTATGTGGAAAATATCCAGAAGAAGATGAAACGTTAAGTTTATTAAATGAAACACATTTAGTATGTGGGGGATGTAAATGGAAAGCAATGAAAAAACAAAAATAATGATTCTAACAGATAGTCCTTTTTTATCTACTGGCTATGGAAGTGTAATGTATAATTTACTTAAAAGGACATCTCATCTTTATGATTATCTTTTTATTGGAAACTCAGCTGAAAGAATTCACGAGAGAAAATTAGGAAAAGGATATTATAAAGCACTTCCAAGATTTTCAGATTTTGGATATGATGTTTTAGGAAAGTATTTAGAAAAATATAAACCAGATATATTATTAACTCTTTATGATATTGGTTATCAAAGTGGATTTATAGATATAATTAATAATGCACACCAAATTGGTTGGAGAGGAAGATGGATAGCATATATCCCTGTTGATACAGAAACAAAAGAAGTATTTACATGGAAAGATGTTTCTGATGGAATGGATATAATTGTTGCTATGAGCAAATTTGGACAAAAATTATTAAAAGAAAATTATAATGTTGATGCTGAATATATCCCACACGGAGTAGATAAAAATGTTTTTAGAGTAGGAAATACAAAATCTAAATCAGGAATTGATGAAGATACTTTTGTTGTAGGAGCAGTTGGAAAAAATCAAATAAGAAAAATGTGGAATGTTTTATTCAAAGCATTTAGTAAATTTCAAAAAGGAAAAAAAGATGTTAAATTATTGCTTCATACAGATACAGAACCAAAGAGTATGGAAAGTGGTTGGAGTTTGAAATATTATGCAAATAAATATAAATTTAATATTTCTACTACAACAGGAAAATTAACTCATGTCGAAAGACAATTTATTGACAATGAAAAAATGGCAGACATTTATAATTCTATGGACTTATATGCTTTTCCAACAGGTGGAGAAGGATTTGGAATACCTACATTAGAAGCTCTTTCTTGTGGAATTCCAGTAGTTACAACAGATTATACAACAGGAAAAGAACTTGCAGGAGATGCAGGATTTGATTTAATACCTGTTTTAAAAGATCAATATGGAAGAAACATTTTATGGGAAGGATTAAATGGTGTAGAGTTTGCTATTGCAGATGACAAAAAACTTTCAGAGTTAATGGAAAAATATTATAAAATTTGGAAAAAAGGAGAATATGGCCCAGAGAAATATAAAGCAAGAAAACATGCAGAAAAATATGATTATGATGATATAATTAAAAAATGGATTAATTTATTTAATAGATTAAAGTAAATGAGATCTATACATGAAATATTGAATGGTAGTGGTTTTATCGAAGAAGATTTTGATGCTTTTTGGTTTGCTTGTTCTATATCATATCCTTTTTATGCTAAACATGTTTTAGGTTATTCAGTTGCAGATTTCCATGAAGAATGGGCTGATTTATGTAGAAGATTTAAAAGACTTAATATTATTGCACATAGAGGTTCTGGAAAGACTTTTTGGTTTGCTGGATATTTTATTTGGAAAGCTACATTTTCTGAAAATAAAGAATTTCTAATTGTAGGAAGTAATTTGGATCATTCAAAGTATATTCTGAAAGTTATAAAATTACTTATTACAAATAATGAATTGTTGAAACAATTAGCACCAAAAGATAGAAATCAGGCATGGCGACAAACAGAAATTATGACAACAACAAATTGCACATTTTATGTTAAAACTTATTCTGAGAATATTAGAGGACTTCACCCAGATGAAATTTTATGTGATGAAGGACAAGATTATGAAGATAAATCTATTTTCTGGCAAGTTATTACTCCAACAATAGAAGTTAAACATGGTAGAATAATCATTATTGGAACAACAAAAGCATATACAGATTTGCTTATGGAGTTATACTATGAAAATGATGAATATTATTCTGAAATGTATCCTGCAATAATTAAAAATAAAGATGGAAAAGAAGAAGTATTATGGAAAGAAAAATACACATTAGAAGAACATGATAAATTTGGAAAATCTTCACTTAGAAGGATTAAAAGAGAAATAGGTGATTTAAACTTTGAACAAGAATATTTATTAAAACCTGTTTCAAGTCAAACAAGTTTATTTCCTTATGAATTAATAAAAAAGAATATTGATGATAATATGATTTTCTTAGAATTTGGAGATCCAAATAAAAGATATATTATTGGTATGGATATTGCTTATTCAAAAGCAATTAAAGGAGATTTCTCAGTAATTGTTGTTTTAGAAATTGATGCAGAAAGAAACAAAAGAATTGTTTATATAGATAGATTTAAAGGAAAAACACCATCTAAACAAAAAGAAATATTAAAAGAAGTGATTTCAAGATTTAGACCATATAGGGTTATTATTGATCAAAAAGGAGTAGGTGAAGGATTTTTAAGAGATTTACAAGAAGAAATAACAACAACACAAATAGAAGGAAAAAGTTATAATCAACCAGAGGCTAAAAATGATTTACTTAAAAGTTTAAGAAATGAATTTGATAATAATAGATTAACAATTCCATATAATAAAGACCATAGTCAAACTTATTCTATGTCTGATATTTTAAGAAAAGAATTAGAAGAAACAGGATGGATTATTAAAAATAATAAAGCAAAAATAACAGGATTAGGAAAACATGATGATATGGTTATGGCATTAGCATTAGCAAACTTTGGAAGTGAAGGATCTGTTGGTTCTGTTGGAATTTATGCAATATAATTATTTTAAAGAAATTTCTATTTTATTTTCAGTTCCACTTCTCCATTGAGAAATAATTTGCTTCATAATATCTTCTAAAAGATAACTCATTATCAAATGCTTTTCTTTACAAAAGAGTTTAAACTCTTCAAATATTTTTTTATTAATACTTAAACTTGTAATTTCTCTACTTGTTTCAGATATAGGTTCTTTTTTTCTTTTAATAGCATTTTTTAATTGACGAGTAGTATAATTATTTTCTTCTGCTTTTTCCAACCATTTAAATGGCTCAGAAGACATACTTGCTATAAAGTGATGTGTCCAAGAAAGATTAGTTTTTCTTTCTTTTTTTATGAATATTCCTGCTACTTTTCTATAAACTCTTAAAGTATTATATTCTTCATTTACATCTATTGCAAATTTTTGTAATGTTTTTTGTCCATATTTTATTTCAATTTCAAGTGCTAAATCTCCTTTCTTCCATCTACAATTATCTTCATTAACAGCTAAGTTTTTATATTCTTCAACAGATGTTTCATAAGTTTCAGTTATTGTTTCCATTAAAATAATTAATATTTATCTATATATAAATCTTTTTAAAATTCTATATATCTTAAAATTATAATTATTTTATGAAATTTAAAGAAATTTTAAAGAAAATTGGAAATTTTTTCTATAATTACAGAAAAAAGAGAGTTATTTTCATAGAAACAAATCAGTCAAATGATGTAATTAAAGAATTGGGAAAAAATCTTAGTAAATTAGTTCCAGAGAATAGAATTTTTATAGTTCCTTCTACTACTGCTACTGAATTGAAAATAACAAAAAAATGGTTGTGATATTAAATAAGAAATTAGGATTAGTTCCAGATTATTTTCCACATTGGGAAGAATTAGATAAAGAATTAGTAACTGGTGAAACAGATGTTAATATAGACACTCTTTATGAAGTTGTAAAAAAATCACCAGAGGTTGTAGCATCACTTAATGCACTTGTAGAAGACATTATGTCTGATGGTTATAAATTTGAGGGTGCTAAAAAACCAATAGAAGATACAAATAAATTTGTTGAGCGGTCATCATTTTACAAAAAACTAAGTAATGCACTTTTTGATTTTCTTCTCACTGGAAATGGTTATCAATTAAAATTATCTGTTGAAGAAAATAGAATAAAAGAATTATTAAATAGAATATCCCAAAAAGAAGTTATTAAAAAATTTGGATTTAAACAAAAAGATGTAACAAAAAAAATATTTTTTGAATTAAAACAAAAAGGAACATTTAAACCAAAAGACCTACAAGTTCTAAAAAGTTCCACTATAAAAATTGATTATGATAAAAATGGAAGGATAAATAATTATATTCAAAGGGTTGGTTCAAATAAAAATATCTATAAACCCAATGAAATAATTCATTTAAGTGCAATTAATCTTGGTGGATCTATTTATGGATTTACAGCATTAGAACCTCTTTTAAGTGATATAGGAACATTAATTTTTGCAAAAGAATATGCAGGTAAATTTTTTGAAAATGATGGTGTTCCTAATATGATGATTAATCTTCCAGAAGCAATGGGAGAAAGTGATAGAAATTATCAATTATTGAAACAACAAATAACTGAATTAAAGAAAAAAGAAAACAAATGGAGAGCTTTAATTACAACTGGGAATACACAAATAACTCAAATAGATAAATTCACAAAAGACATGCAATTCATAGAATTAGTAAATCATTTTACAAAAATTGTTTTAATGGCTATTGGTGTTCCACCACAAAGAATTAATCCTTCTGATATAAAAGGAGCTCCAAATGAATTAAGAACTTATGAAGGTTATTTCAAAAAAATTAACTTTTTACAGAGAATTATTGAAGATATTTTAAATAAAAATTTATTCTCTGAGTTTAATGTTAAACTCAGATTTAATCGTTCATATAAAATAGATGAATTAAGAGAAGCAAATATTGTTGCTATTTTAGCAGACAGAGGATTAATTTCAGTAGAAGAAGCTCGTGAAATGATGGGTATGGAAAAAGAAATGAAAGGAAAACCTATTAATCAAAGAGGACAAGATCAAGATATAAGAGCATTAGAAGGACAAGATACAAGAAAACCAGAAGAAGAAGAATTGTCAGAACCAAAAAATAGAATGGATAAACCAGACAATAAAATTGCTGGAAAAACAATAACCAAATTACATAAAAAGTATGATAATCCACAGGAAGTTAATTGGATTGATTTTAGAAATTTAGTTGAGAGGATAATGCCTTTTCAAGATGCAAATGTTCTATATAGAGAAGATGAAGATAGCATAGTCCTTTATTTCCACGATGGTAAATGGGCTTATAAAACAAAGTTAGACAAATCCAAGATTGATAATGATTTTAAATTTTACTATTTAAGAAACGCAGTTAGACTTTTATTATAATGGTAAAACCAATCCCAGATATTGAAAATGCAGAACATAATGAAATTGCTAATGCAAAAAATTGTATAGCATTTGGAAAAACAACAGATGGTTCTTATATCACAATTAAAGTAAATTCAGATGGAGAATTAATTTTATAATGGTAAAACCAATTCCAGATTTAATCAATGATGAACATGATGAAGAAGAAGGAAAAAAGAAAATAGTTTTATTTGGAAAAACAACAGATAGTTCTTATGTTCCATTAGGAGTAGATACTGACGGAACTGTTTTAACAAACGCAGATAAAAAATATTTAAAACTAAATTCTTATAATGGGCCATTAAGAACATATTTTGGTCAGCATTGGGATTTATCATCAAGCCCGCAAACTCACACAAATACAGGAGGAGGAGTGATCACAGTATCAGACATAAACACACCAAGCAGTTTACCTGTTGATGATACTTCAGACTTCCCAGAGTCTGGTTTTTGTTCACTTTATTATTTTGGGGATTTTTATTATGGCTCAAAAGATGCAACTCACTTTAAAGATATTAGATGGATAAAATGGCAAGGGCTTTATTTTAGGAGCATAATTGATAATATAAGTGTTCAATTAATAGGATTTGGGCTTGCGAGCCCAAGTGATAATGCAAAGGATCCATATCAAACAGCTATGTTATTCAATACAAACGCAGGGCCATTTAAAGTTTTTGCAAATGGAAGAATGGAAGTTCCTTTTTCAACCCTATATGGAATGACCAGAATAGAATCAAAAAACGATTTAACTATAGCTTCTTATTATGGTGGAGACATACTTTTCCCAAATAGAACAAAAATTGGTGGAGACACAAACTATGCACAATTTGCAACTGACGGAGAGCTAACTCTACATGGAACAGCAAGAGTTATTAGAGATTTATGGATTGATGCTTCTGGAATTAAGGCTCCCGGAGCTAAACCAGCAACAGAAATATCTCACGGAGAACTTGAAACTTCTGCATGGAGTTTTTCAAATGAAGGTGTAGGGGCAAATCAGCAGACAGTTAGTTGGAGAGTTGCACCCCCTTATGATATGGATAGAAGCGAAGAAGTTAAAATAAGAATAGGATGGAGTTCTGCTTCAACAGGAAATGTTAAATGGCAATTAGAATATAGATGGCTTAGTGAAGATGAAGACACAACACAAGGAGCAGAAGAAACTTTAACTTCCGTAGATGCTGCATCTTCAACATCAAATGGATTAATTATAACAGATATAACAGGAATTGATGCTCCAAGTTCTAATGATGCAAGTATAATATTTAGATTAAAAAGATTATCAGCAGACGAACAAGATACAATTACAGACTCAGTGGAGCTTCATGGAGTTTGTTTTAATTACACTTCAAATAAATTAGGAGAAGCAACATGACAATAAAAAAAATAGACGAATACACTGTTGAGAAAACTGAAACTAAAAGTTATCAATTTGACAAAATGCAATTAGAACAAGAAAAAGTAGAATTGAAAAAGAGAATTACTGAAATAGATCAACTTTTAGATGTTTTTAAAGAATAATAATTTAATAGTTGTTATATAACAATAACACTATTTTTAAATTAACTATGTAATAGTGGTTATTATGCCTATTCCAACTCCAAATAAAAACGAGGATCAAAATTCATTTATTAGTAGATGTATGTCTAATAAAACAATGAGATCTGAATATCCAGATCAAAAACAAAGGAGTGCGATTTGTTATACTAAATGGAGAGAGAAGAAAAATATGGAAAGTGAAATTATTTCAAAAGATTGTATTAATTTTGTTTCAAAACATTATGAAACAAAAACAAAAGAAAACGAAACAGAAGTTATAGAGAGATATATTGAAGTTCCTATTTCTGGATTAAAAGAAGATAGAGACGGAGAAATGATGTCCCAAAAAGCAATAGATCAAATGATTGAAGCTTTAAAAAAAGGAGTTATACTTCATTCTGATCATGGAAAAGAAACAGGATATTCTTGGAAAGATATTACAGGAGTAAGTGTTGATGGATTTCAAGAAAAAGATTTAGTTATAGCAAAATTTAGATTAAACAAATCTCACCCAGACCACGAATTATTATGGAATTATATTAGTAAAGAAAAAATGCCTGTTGGATTTAGTATAGGTGCAAAACCAAAAAAATCACATTATGAGGAAATAGAAGATGACTAAAAAAAGAAAAGTTTATGATGATATTGAATTACTTGAAGTAAGCCCGGTAGGAATTCCTTCTTATCCGGATGCAATAAATCACAGTTTAATTAAATCACTCAAATCAAAGATGGTAGAAGAAGAAAACACTTCTGAAACACAAGAAGTTGAAGAAGAAGTTGAACCTGAAAAAGAAACAGAAAAATCTGATGAGAAATCAGAAGAAGTTTCAGAAAAAGGGTCAGTTGTCCAAATGACAAAAGATAACCTCTCTGAATTAATTTCTGGAATTGTTAAAGAAATTCAAATAGATCAAAAAGGTTTAGTTGAAAACAAAAAAGAAGTTGATGAAGAAGAAGAACTATCTAAAAAGTCTATTGGAGAATTAGCTATCCATTACGGTCTTTTTGATAAAAACCAAAGATAAAATGGCAGACATTAAAAAAGCAGTTATTGAGGGAACAGATCAGTATGGTGGATATTTAACACCAGAAATTCTGACTAAGAAAGTTTATGAACTTGTCCAAAATAACACAGTTATGGTTCCTTTGTTAGAACAGGTTCGATTATCTACTGATACAACTTATCTTCCAAGAAACACATCTGGAACAACAGCTTATTGGGTTAATGAAACAGAATCAATAACAGAAAGCACACCAGAGTGGGAAAGGATTACTCTTACACCAAAGAAAGTTGCAGCATTAGTTCCTGTTTCAACAGAACTATTAGAAGATGCAGCAGTTAATCCTTCAACAGCAAACTATCTTATGGAACAAATGGGTAGAGATTTAGGTCTTGAACTTGATGATGAAATCATTAATGGTGATGGAACTAACTTTACTGGTTTAAGAGATACAGCAAGTTTCTCAAATTCAGTTACTTGTGGTGCTTCAACAAATGGTGGAGCAATAACTCTAGGTAAGGTAAGTGATGCAATCAACGAAGGTGAGAAAGATAACTTCAAATATGATGTTTCTGTTTGGAACCCTCAAACAATAAATACTTTGAGAAAACTTACAGACGGAAATGCAAGACCTATGTTTGATGAAGCAACTTTTGGATCTCCAATGATCAAAGAAGGTGCTATCGGAACAATTTATGGAACAGCAGTTTATGAAACAAACCAGATTATACACACAGCATCTTATGGAACAACAAGCACAGCAACAGATGCTATTGTTGGAACAAAAAAGAAATTTGGTGTATATGGTTTAAGAAGAAACTTAACATTCCATAAAGATTATGACATAGATGGAGATTATTGGAAGTATCAAGCAAATATGAGAGCTTCATTCAATACTCTATACAAAGACGCATATTGTGTTATCAGAGCAATAACAGATTAAACAAGAATTTATTTATTTTTTTTATTTATTTATTTTTTAGAAAAATGGGAAACATAATAAATCCCCAAGATGTTTGGGACTTTGTGAATACTTATAATGAAATAAGAACAGAAACAGCTGGGACTGCTGATGGTTCATCTCAAACATTTTCACTTGAAAATAAGTATTTAATTACTGGTAGTGAGAAAATTTATACAGATGGAAGTCAAATGACTTCTGGAATTGTTGTAGATTATGATGAAGGAAAGATTACATTAACAGCAAATACAGGAAGCGTTGTTACTTGTGATTATAATTATTCTTCTATTCCTAATTCTGTAATTGAAGATTTCATTATTCAAATAGAAGACAAATTAGAAAATCTTTCAAGGAGAAAATTTAATCTTACAAATAGAACAGAATATCTTAGTGTTGATAAAAATCAAAAAACATTCTTTACAAAATATTATCCTGTTGTAACATGTTCAGTTTCAAGAAATAAAAATGCTGTTACAGATACAGCAAATTGGGAAGTTTTATCAGAAGGTATTGGAGAAGATTATATAATGAATGATGAAGATAAAGAAATTGGAAGGATAAGATTTATTGATAAATTCCCATCATGTGGAACAGATAAATTAAAAATAATTTATTCTTATGGTTATTCAGATGGTTCTATTCCAAGTATTATAAAAGAATTAGCTGTTTTAGAAACTTCAAGAAAAATATTGGATAGCACAATTTACAAGGCCTATGTTGGTGGTCAAGAGGGATTTAGTCCTGCAAGAATAGAACAGATTGATGACAGAATAAATGAATTAAGGAAAATTATTAAAAGGGATGAGATTTCAATTATATAACTAAATTTAAAGGAATTATATGGAAAAAAACATAAGTTCTTTGGTTGTGGTATCTGCAATATTCGCTTTGTTGCTCGGAGGAGTTCTGGGAGCATTAGTGGGTTATCAGGTAGCACCTTCTGAAAAAGTGATTACAAATGAAGTCGTAAAAGAAGTTCCTGTTGAAACAATAGTCGAAAAAGAAGTTCAAGTTAATGTTGCTGATACTTCTATGCTTTTGGATGATGCTCTTAAAGAGTTTCTAAAAGAGTTAAAAGACAATGATTTGGTTTGTGATGGAAATGAATACGACGAAAGACAAGTTGAGGTAAGTAAGATTTTAGATGGTTACAACATCTATGTTGATGATGATGAGACAGAAGTTTCATTTGATGTCAAGATGAAATACCTTGATACAGACGTTGATGACAAATGTTATAAAACATTTTCACCAGTAGTTTTATTTGAAGAAGACGAAGATCCAGAAGTATCCTATTAAATAAGGATATATATCAAAATAGTTTATTTTATTTATTTTTTATTTTTTACAATCCAGTCCTGATGGGACAAAATTCATGCTGATGGCAATATCAAAAACAAATTTATTCGAAGAAAGTTTTAATTTAATTAAAACATTTATTGAAAATCATATCCCTGATCCTAAAAATATTTACAAAAGAAAATGGATTTATTCAAGTATGCCTGATATTACTTCTAATTCCTTTTCTGGTTTTCCATTTCTTATAATAACTTCAACAGATGTTTCACAGGAAAGTAGAGATTTTAATACAGGTAGAGGAAATGTGTATAGATGTTTAATTACAGTCTGGTCAAATGAAGAAAGTGAAGTAGATGAATTATCATCTGATATTTATAATATATTAATTTCTAATGAAGATGAATTAAATGGATTAAATCACCCAGAAGTTAGTTCAAGTCCGTTTAATATGGTTCTTGATCAAAATGGAAAAAAATTATATAATCGCCCAATAGGGATTATAGCAAAAGGATGGGTATAATGGAATTATCAATAACAGGATTAAATAAAATAATAAGAAAACTTAGAAAAGTTAAAGATAGGTTAGATAGTTCTCCCAAAAAAGTATTACAAATGTCAGCGAGTGAAGGAACAACATTTGCACAACAAATTGCACCAAAAGCAACTGGAGCCTTAGTTACAGCTATTACATTTTATAAGTCTGGTGAAATGTGGATTATTGCTTCAAAGCAACCAAAGAAAAAAGAATACAATTATCCGGGTAAAAGAGAAAAAACAACAAAAAAATTACCTTATCATATTTGGATAGAAAAAGGAATACAAAAAGCAAAAACAGGAAAAAATGCTTATATGGAAAAAACAGCTAATATGCTTAGAAAAAAATTATTTAATAAATTTAATGCAGAGGTTGAATATGCAATTAGAGATTAATATTGAACTAGAAAGAAATGAAATTAAATTTGGAGAATTCAAATGGTAAATATGAGTCAGCAAATTTGGATGAAACAACCATATATTTCTATTAGCCGAGTTGGTGGAGATGAAATGCAATTCAGAAGCAGATCCAGCACACTTAATATCACAGGAGATAACTTTGATATTGAAGGTAAAGAAACATTTGGTGGTAAAGTAACTACAATCGGAACAAGAGAAGACATAGTAGTATCTATGGATATATTCCCAATTAGTGCAGAAAGTGATGATTTTGATGCTTTATTTTACGGACACACAGGTAGTAACTCAATAATCACATCATCTGCTCAATTAAAACATAGAATTTGTTTATTATGGACAAATGAAAGTAATGTTACAAGTGGAGCACAAGCAATATCAAGTGGTTCAGATGGTTACAGAAGAATATATTCAGAAGGTTATATAACTAATATGGAACCAAGTCAGGATGCAGGTGGAGAATTAAAAGGAACAATCACTTTTAAGACAGCACCAGAAGATGAAGATGGTAATTCAAATAGGAAGATAGAGAGTTGCACAGCAACAGGAACACCAACAACATTAAGTGCAGTTCCAAGTTATACAACAACAACTAAATATTAATTTGTTAATCGAATGTCAAAAAGAGAAGATTTTGTGCAGAGCATAGATGAAAGAATAACAACAAGTTTTAGTATAACTTTCATTCCTGTAAAAGATTTCAGGAGATTTAAGAAGTTATCAGAGCTTGAATTTAGAGATAACTATGCAATGACGCTGAAATTTCTCATGGATAGTTGGGAAAAAAATCAATATTATTTAGAACAAATTAATTCATTATGGAAAGAAATTAATACTCTCAAAAATGAGAAAAATAAATTGGATGAAAAAGAAAAGCCAACAACATTTGGCGACTAAAATAAATGATAGACATAGAAAAGTTAAGAGCAAAACCAAAAGAATTTGAGTTTATGGGAAGTATGATAAAAATATTTCCTTTGAAAACAAGACACCTTGCTGAACTCGGAGAACTTCAAGCAAAAGAAAAATTTGCAGATGCAACTATGCTTCTTATTCGTGAAACATTTAATAGAATGTTAGAAGAAGAAGAAATTGCAAAAAAACTTAAAGAAGGAAAAAGCAGATTAGAAGCAAGAGAATCAGCAAAGCAAATAACTTATCTAACTGATGATGACATAAACGAGTTTAATCAAGAAGAATTAGATAAGTTAATGAAACCAATATTAGAAGTGAATGGGTTGAAAATTCCAGAGAATAAAAAAAAACAGATTTCATAATAAGTATTGAACAAGGTATTAGAGAACAAACTCAAACTCTAGACGAAACAATTTGTCATGGTGTTTATGCTATTTTAAGAAACATGCAAGCATATAGAATAGAAGACATAATGGAAAT